GACGTGGACAAGATCGCGGATCAGCAGAACACGGTGAATCGCCTGGAACGGAAGATCATCGATCGGCTCATCAAGGCGGGCACCCGCATCACCCTGCCGGACAAGGCGGATCTGCGCACGGACCCGGAGGACGCAGAGCGGTGGTACCTCCGGAGCCCGGCGGACAAGGCGCTCATCGACGTCTATGAGTTCAAGGGTGATCTGAGGTACGAGCTGGAGTACCTGGCCCAGGTATACGAGGAGGCCCGGCAGATCCTTGGCATCACGGATTCCTTCCAGGGGCGGCGCGACACCACGGCGCAGTCCGGCGTTGCAAAGGAGTTCGCCGCGAACCAGAGCGCGGGGCGGCTGGAGAGCAAGCGGGTGCTGAAGGAAGCAGCATACGCGGAGCTGTTCAAGCGTATCGCGCAGCTCAAGATCGCCTACGCGGACGAGCCCCGCAGCGTGGTGGCGGCGGATGACCGGGGTGAAGCGCAGTACGAGGAATTCAACCGGTACGATTTTTATGAACAGGACGCCTCCGGAGAATGGCACTGCATCCTGGACGATGATCGTTTCCTCTTCTCTTGCGACTCTTCCACGCCGCTGGCGAATAATCGGCCCCAGATGTGGCAGGAGGCCAGCGCTATGTACCAGATGGGGGCATTCGGCCAGCCGGGGAGCATGGAGGCGCTGATGCTCTTCTGGACAAAGCTGGAACTGCTGCACTACCCGGGCGCCAGCGACACAAAGGAGTACCTCATGCAGATTCAACAGCAGCAGCAGATGCTCCAGATGCAGCAGATGGCGCAGCAGCAGGCAATGGCGGAGGCGCAGCGGCAGGCTGAGCAGGGGCAGCAGGAGCAGCAGCTGTACCGGAATATCGACGCCCAGGCGCGGGAGCATGCCCGCCAGGACGCGATGCGAATGATGGGCGGGCCAGCGAGAGGCAGCTCCGCACCTTGACGGGGCGGGCGGGTGCAACTCCCGCCGGGCCATTTTTCGGATATCCGCCCCGGACGCGGGGCTGAGATATACTCGCAGGGCAGCAGCGAAAAAACGCCAAAAACCGGAGGAAAGGAGGAGATCACATGGCTGACAAGGGCGCATATACCGGCAAGATCACCCACGGCGGTACCCAGATCGTCAAGGCCCCCAACCTGGGGCAGCCCAAGAAGGGCAAAGGTACCGTCAAAAAGGGCACCGATCTCCGCCAGAAGTAAGCGGAGAACACCCGCCGCACTGAACGCGAATAAATCTGATCGCACTGAACGCGGAAAAATCTGATCGCTGCCCCGGCGGAAAAGGGGAGAAAGGCATACGATGGAATACGATCTGAACGATATCCTGGAGCTGGAGGAGGAGCCTGCGGAAGAGGCTGCGGAGGCTGCGGAAGACGCGGAAGAGGCCGAGGAGACCGCAGAGGCCGAAGAGAGCGAAGAGAATGCCAGGGAGCAGCAGGAGCAGAGCCAGGAAGAGCGATCCAGGCAGGCCCACGCCAGGAGGATCCGGGAGGCCGAGGAGGCCGGGCGGAGGGCGGCACGGGCGGAAATGAGCGCCACCATCGCCAGGCTGGGGCTGAAGGACCCGAAAACGCAGCAGCCGGTGGATACCGTGGAGGCCCTGGAGGCCTACGAGCGGAGCCAGAGCGAGGAGCGCCTGGCAGCCGGGCAGGGCAACGCGGATGACGTGCGGCGCATCGTCCGGGAGGAGATGCGGCCCAAGGCCGATCCCATGGCGGACCCGAGAGTCCAGCAGCAGCTGGCGCAGATCCGGGCGATGGATCCGGAGATGGCGGACCTCAAGACCATCCTCGACAGCGAGGTTGGAGAGCGCTTCCGGGAGTATGTGGGCAAGGGCCTGGACTTTGTGGACGCCTATACCCTGGCGGCGAAGGACCGGCTGGGCAAGCGGGCCGCAGAGGCCGCGCAGGCCAAAGCCGCGAGCAAGGACCACCTGCAGGGGACGCAGTCCCGGGGTACCGGCAGCGTATCCGTACCCGCCGGCGTGATGGAGATGTACCGGGCGTTCGACCCGGACGCCACCGAGGCGGAGATCGTCAAGCATTATAACAGAGACCTAAAGCAGGTCAAGAGATAGGGGAGCGGACCGCTCCCCGGAAGGGAGCAGACAAGCATGGGATTCATTCCCCATTCCAACGAGGATGGGCGGGTCCAGCCCTGGGAGTATCTCCCCGCTGGGGCCATCACGCCCAAAATCGGCATGGCGCTGGTGCAGAGCGGCGGCAACCTGGCCCTGGCTACCGGCACCACCAAGCCCACATACATCTGCATGGCGGACTACGACGCCGCAGTGACCGCGGGGACCATCATCCCCGTGACCCGGGTCCTCCCGGATCAGATCTTCGAGACTACCAACTCCGCCAGCCTGAGCGGCGTGACTGTGGGCGCCAAGGTGACCATCCACACGGACGCGCTCCAGGTCACCGGCACCACCACCAGCGGCGTGGCGGAGATCATCAGTAAGGACGATGACGCGGTGGGTAGCCGCGTGCTCGTCCGGTTTCCTTAAGGAGGTGAGATAACATGGCAGGTATCGTTTTTTCTGAGGCCAGCAACGTCAACGACAGCATCTACGGCAAGAGCCAGGCCCCCATCCGCATGTTCCTGGAGAAGCGGGGGGAGCAGTTCGAGGCGCAGAGCGTCATCAAGAGCATCTTCCGCCAGGACAAGAGCACACATTGGGCGGAAAAGTACACCAGTATGACCGCCATGGACGGCTTCCAGGCCGTGGGGGAGAACGGGGCGTATCCCACGGACGGTTTCCAGGAGGGCTACTCCAAGACCCTGGAGGCCATCGAATGGAAGGATTCCTTCCGCATCAGCCAGAAGATGATCGAGGACAGCCAGCTCATGGACATGAGAAGGCGGCCCGCCGCGTTCCTCACCGCCTATTATCGCGGCCGCGAGAAGCTGGGCGCTGCCGTGCTGGGCGCTGCCACCCAGGGTCAGACCAGCACCACCTACATGGGCGGCAAGATCGACCTCACCGGCGCGGACGGCGTGGCCCTGTTCGCCACCAACCACCCCAGCAAGGTCAAGGGCGGAACGCAGAGCAACAAGTATGTGGACGCCTTTGACCGCGACGCCCTGGGCAAACTGGAGACGGTGATGCAGAACACCAGGGGGGACAACGGGGAGATCCTGGACGTGGCCCCGGATACCATCATCATCCCGAACCTGTACCAGCTCAAGGAGGCGGTCTTCGCCGCCATCGGCAGCGACAAGGTCCCCGAGTCCGCGAACAACGCCTGGAACTACCAGGTGGGCCGGTGGAACGTGATCGTCTGGAACTACCTGAACCAATTCATCGGCAGCGGCAAGGCACCCTGGATCCTGATGGATTCCCGGTACAACCAGGAGTACGGCAGCCTGATTTGGCTGGATCGCGTTGCGCTCACCATCAAGAGCAGCATCGACGAGAACACGGACGCCAACGTGTGGCGGGGCCGTGCCCGGTATACCGCGGGCGTCCACGACTGGCGCGGATTCGCTGCGGGCGGCATCACCGGCGGCTCCAGCCTGTAAGGCGGCACGACCTGAGATTCACCCGTGGGGAGGGCTTCGGCCCTCCCCTGCTTGGAGGGAAGGACATGACCATAGCACAGGCGATCTCCCTTGCGGACGAGCTTGCGCCAAACGCCTACAGCACGGCGGTGAAGCTCCAGTGGCTGAACCACATCGAGGGGCGGCTGGCCCTGGAGGTCTTCCTCATGGCCCCGGCGGAGGCGGAGGAGACCTATCACTACACGGCGGCGGACCTGGATAAGGAGCTGCTGGTGGGGACGCCCTACGACGACCTGTACACCTGGTACCTGCGCAGCCAGATCGATCTGGCCCACGCGGAGTACGACAAGGCCCAGAACGACACCGCCATGTTCAACGCCGCCTGGACGGAGTTCGTCTGCTGGTTCTGCCAGCGGTACGACCCGGTACAGGGGTACCGTGTGGAGGAGGACGGCGCATGAGCTGGGAGGAGGCGCTGGAGAAGATCGGGGCTTCCTCTGACGCGGATACCCCATGGCTCAACGCGGTTAGGCAGATCGGGGCGGCCCGGCGGGAGGAGACCGGGGACGGGGCATACGAGGACCCGCCCTACTACATCACCGCCTACGCCATCGCCGTGAAGCACGGCTATACCGGCACGGAGGAGGAGTGGCTGGAGTCCCTGCAGGGGAAGGATGCGGAGGTGGACCCCGTGCCCACCTCCGGCAGCGGCAACGCCGCCGGGTCCGGGGGCGTATACGACCTGCTCCCCAAGGTGCTGGGGGGCGACGGCAGTCTCATCCCCGCCACCCTGCTCACCCAGGAGGAATACGACGCCCTGCTGGACGCCGGGACCCTGGACCCCCACCGGCTGTACCTGGTATACGAGGAGGACGAATGAGGCTCCGGCGGATCTACTACGGGCAGCGGGGGGTGCAGGCGTATCTGGGGGACAGGCCCGTGGACACGGGCACCTTCCGGCTGCGGGTATACCTGGTATCCCCCCAGGACGCCATGGATATCCTCCGGGGACACACGGCCCTGGCGGGGCGCGTCTCCGGGCGCGGCGCCACGGACGGGGGGAGCCTGGGACGGGCCCATCCCTCCCCGGCGATCCCCGGCGCAGTCAGCGGCGGGGGAGAAGGGGACGGGGGCAGGGCTTGCCCCGGCCTTTCCGGAGCGGAGATACCGGAGCCGGAGAAGCAGCGGCTCTGGGAGACGGAGCGGGGGGAGGCCCTTTCCCCGGAGACCGCGGGCGCGGCCATCCCGGAGGACCTGATCTTCGCCCGGGAAAGCCCCGGGGAGGCGTACAGTCCCCCGGGGCAGAGCGTGGACCCGGGCTTTCCCACACCCGGGGACTGGCACGGAGGACAGAGCGTGACCGCCCTTCCCCCGGGGAAGGCCCCTCTCGCCGGACCCGGGCAGGGAGGCGGGGGGGACCAGGGGCAGCGCCTGAGCGCCTCCACCTGGCCCCGGTGGATCTACCGGGACGGAGACGCCTGGATGATCCTCCAGTCCTTTGACTGCGGCCTGGACGGGAGGATCCTGGAGCTGAACTAAAGGAGGAATACACATGCTGAGCGGGACCTGGGCGGCCAACATTCTGACGGGGCTGCTGAACAGGGAATGGAC